ATCGAACGTGTACGCGAAACCCTGCGATGTGCCGGCCAAGCCAGCCGCGCCCGACAGGGCAATGTTCCAGTCGGTGAATGTGCCGCTGCCGGCCGCGCTTGTGACATTGACCGTGAGCGAGGTTCCGCTATAGGCGGTCACCTGACCGATCATATAGTTGGTCGGCGAGCCGTTGCTGTAGGCGATCAGGAACGTGCCGACGGCCCAGTCGCGCCCGGCCTGCGTCGTGAAGGTCTTGCTGCCGGTGCCGATCGTGTTCGAGGTGGTCGACGTGCCGGTAAACAGCAGGTTGCCGAGACCAGCCAACGTCATCGTGTAGTAGGTGTTGAGGACGTTGTCGTAGAGCCAGACATACTTCGAGGTCGCATCGACCGGCGCCGGCGGCTGCCCGATCGCCGAAAACGACATCGCGATCGTCCACACACCGTTGACCTTGGTCACGGTGATCGGCCCCGAGCCAGTCACCAGAGACGGGAACGGCACCGAGGTGTTGAGGCGGATATTTGCCGGAAGCGTCATTACAATGGCCTCAATTCGTGACGCCGCCCCAGAGCACGGGGAGCTGCGCGATCATGAGCTGTCTCGTGTTCACGCCGTCGGTGATCGTCATGCCGACGCGATATGAATTGGCGGCCGCGAGCTGCCTGATCTGCGACTCCGGTATATTGACGGCGATATAGCCGAGATCGCTGATCGAGATGCCGTTGCCGAGAGATGCCGACAGCAGAGGACCCGCATCACTCTGGACGCCGAAGTCGTAATAGGGCGCGTATCCTGATTGCGGTGAACCGTCAGCCCCCCTTATCTCGAACTGGACCGACATGCCGATCCGGCAGACCAGCGCACCGGTCGCCGAGTTGTAGCTCGTGACATAACCGGCCATGCCGTTCTGGCCGGTGACGTTGTCGACGATGGTGACAGGCGAGCCTGCGGCGATCGACAGTCCGGTGCTGATCGTGAGCGAGACGGACTGCAGCTGGTTGCCGATCGGGTAGCCAGGGATCGTCAGCGTGCTGGACGACACAGAGTTGACCGCGCCGCAGGTCACGAGCCAGGAACTGCCGGTGTAACCGTTGACATTCGCTGGCGCGAGCGTGATGCCCGCGAGGTTTACAGCCGCGCCAGTGTCGTCATCGAACACCGAGACGGTCATCACCAGGTCCTCCCGGTTGGAAACCGGCGGGAGGAGCACTCTGTCCATGTACATGTTGATGCCGCCACTAAGCTGATCTGCCGAACTCACCATGAAGGCGAGTTCGCTGCGCGTTGATCGCGGCCGTGTCGATGCGCCAAATAAACTTTGCCGCAGACATGAACCTGAATATGACCTGACGTGGTCAGAAACCCAGTGTAGCCATCCGCCTTACGCGCGAAACGACCGCTCTCTGGATCGTATGAGAAAAGTTCCCGCAACGTCTCACAAGCGGGAAGCTTCTTTACCTTTACCGGCATGATCAGATGTCCTGGCCATCTTCAACTTTGGTGCAGGTCAGGGCGTCGCAGATATGCAAGTCTTTCGGCGTTGCCAACTTTATATGCCAGGTGCCAAGAATGAAGGGCGGCGTCTTATCGACTGCGGTGCCTGAACCGCCCAGCGGCGTGGTGCCAGTCATTTGCGGGAGGGTCGCGTTGCTGATGGTAAAATCACCACTGTATTGAGCCAAACCACCAGATGCAGTGGTTTGATTGCCGCCCGTCCCGCCGAACATGGCGATGGCGGTGTTGCTGTTGTTGAGCGTCTTGTTGTGCGTGTGCGACCCCTGCCCGGCCGCGATGGTCGTGGAGAGCGTGACGTTCGGCAAGTTGCCCTGCGACAGCGTGACGGTCTGGTTGCCGCCCGACGCGAACGCGGTATCTGCGGTGTCGGCGCCGCTGGTGACACGGCCGTCCGACATGACGCCGGCGCGGCCGTTGCCCATGCCATCAAAGCCGAACGGGCCGCGACCACGCCAGTCGGGCAGCGTGATGGTCTTGTTGGCGTTGAAATCGGCGAGAGCCGAGGCGCCGCGACCGGACGACACTGGGCAGTGAGTGTTGTCGCAGATGCCCCACAGATAGACATACAGATTCTGCGTGTCGGCGTTGGCGCGCCCAGTTGCGCCACTGATCGCGCTGCCGATCGTCAGCCCGTTGAGCCGCACCCAGCCGGTCAGCACCTCCTGGGTCGGCCGGAACTTGACGTCTCCGGTCGCCATGATGGTCGTGGGGTCGACCGTCCCGCCACCACCACCGCCGCCGCCCGACGACGGGCCGAGGACCTGCATCACCGAGACGTCGGAGACCACTACGCCGGCCGCATCGGTCAGGCGGGCATGAACGGTTCCGTCGGCGAGCCAGAACATCGGCACGCGGCCGGTCTGGTCACACTGGAGCGGATTGGCAGCCTGCTGCGTCAGGCCGAAGTCTGAATAGACCGCCTGCGGTGTCGAGACGGTTCCGGCCTGAAAAATATACAGCAGGCAGCCCGCCAGGGGCTTGCCGTTGATGTCGACCTGCTGTTGCATGGCGAACGGGATCGTCCCGGCCGCGAAGCTCGGAGCCGCGAGCATGAGCCAAAGCAGCAGCGTGCGCAGGAAGAGGCGCATTATTCCACCCGTTGTTGTCTGGACGATCGTTCTCTACGTCACGGCGTTTGCGTTTGACCCGCCGTGGTGCATCACCGCTCCGATGATGCTAGTCCTGTTCAGGCTCCGCAGAGCTGAGATGACGGAGAATGCTCTGCGTGACCCGTTCAACCGGCACGCCGAGCGTGTTGGCCAGATTGCGCGTGGCGATCTTGAACACGGCAGCCCTCGCCGGCGTCGGATTTGTCAGCATCGCCTGATAGGCGCGCGACCAGGCACTCATTGACGCGGCCTTCGCGGGCGACGCCATCCAGCGCGCCATCATCACCATCGGAAGGCCGAAGGCCGCGCCCTCCACCAGCGTGCCGGTGGCGATGTGGCCGGCGCCGATGCCAACGGCCAGCAGTGCCGCATCGCGCGCGAGGTCGAACAGGATGATGGTGTTGGACGTGTGCGAGGTGTTGGTGTCACGCAGCGCGCTTTTGATCTTCCTGCCGAGGTTGACGATGTCATCGATGTCTGAAAGGTGTTTCTGGCTGAAGAGCGTGCGCTTGGCACCGGCCGAAACCTTGTCCCAGTTGGTTACGAACTGCGCGAGGCTGAACTCTCCGGTCTTCGTGCTATGACCAAGCTCGGCCAGGAGCTGGCCTCCGATGACCTCGAAGTCGGCCGGCGCCATCTTGCCGCGCAGCTGCGCGAGCAGCGCAAGGTTGCCGCCTTTTTCCTTCGAGGCGTTCAGCAACGTGGCGATGCCGCTCTCGGCGTTTGAGTTAACCAGGCGCTGAAGCGCGTCGTTCTGCTCGGCGAGCTTGCCGAATTGCCCCTCGGCGTCCTCGAAAGCTTTCAACGCCGCGTTGCGACCGGCCGGCGTCTGATTGGTTGCCGCCACCTTGACCATCTCGCGCAGGTCCGCCGTCATCGCCCGCACGATGCGATTGTAATCGCCTGCGTTATAGCCAGGGTTTGGCGAAAGGACGTTGCCGGCGTCACGAGCGTCAGCACGGGCCCGGTGCGCGCCGTTGAAGGTCGCGCCGCCCGCGACGTTGCGGAATTGCTCCAGGCCCACAGCAGGATCGGGCCATCCGGCCGCCTGGCGAGCGCGCATGATCTGCGTCAACACCGCGTCGGTGCGCGGCATGGTGTAGCGCGTAGTCTGATCGATCGCGGATCGGACTGCATCGTAGCCAGCGTCGATCGCCTTCTTGTTGTCGGCGATCACCGCATCGAGGCCGGGCTTCACGACGGCGTTGGCACCCGCGCGATCGGCCACGACATGGCCGCGCATGGCGCTCGAGATGCGGGCAACGTCATCGCCCGCTGCGGCCTGCGTCTTGTCGAGGGCGGCACCCATCTTGGCGCCGAACCAGGGCATCGAACGCACAGCCGCCGAGGTGGCGTTGACGGTCGGATTATCCGACGCCAGGCCCTTTGGGATCGGCGCTCCGAGGTCCTGCGCGGTCTGCGCCGCGCGCGCGCCGGGAAGCGCCGGATTGACCGCGCGAGGACCGATCGTGGTGTTGATGACGCCGCCGGTGAGCGCGCCGATCGGGGCGTTGCGGGCCGCGCGCTTGATGGCGCCGCCTGCACCCTCGCCTTCGCTGATCGCCTCGCCGGCACCCATTGCGCCGGCCTGCGCGGCGCCTTGGGTGGCACCCTGGATCGCCCGCCGGGTCCAGTTGGCGGCCCGCAGGGCAGGCATCGGGGTGACGGCGGCCCCACCGGCCTCGCCGGCATAATAAGCGACCGGATGCTGCTCTTGGGCGAGCCGCTCGTCCTCCAGGCCGCGCGTGCGGCCACGCTCGTACGCGGCCTCGGTTTCGGGGTCCTCGGTGCCGGTCGCCCAGTTGTAGGCGCGCTTGGCGCCGCCCACGAGCGGCCGCAGAGGCGCAAGCGCTCCGCCCGGGCCCACAGGGCCGCTCTCGATGCCGGAAGCCTCCGAGAGGCCCTCCAGGGCCGGCGCGAGCCCGAATGTCATGCCGTGCAAGACACCGCGGCCGACGGCCTCGCCGGTGCTGACCGGCCGGTCAGGCCTCTTCGGAGGCTCGGCGGTATCGGGGAAGTTCTCCCAGGGATCGCGCTGGGGGCCGGCTTGGACGGGAGCGCTCGAGGGGCCCGGCGCTTTTCTCTTCTTGGCGCTCGGGACGTCGGGGAAGTTCGCCCAGGGATCAGGCTCCGCCGGGGTAGGACTCGGCCCCACGGGGCCCTGCGCGGACGGTGAACCGCCCGCAGGCGCGCCCGGGGCGACCTGATAATACTCCTGCCCCTCGGGCGTCCGCTGCAGGGTGAACGTGTCGGTCATAGACTGTATTTGATCTTGCCGTTCGGCAGGTAGAACGGATCGCCGCGCTTGAGCCCCATGGATGAGGCCCAGGCCTTGGCCTCCTGCTCGGTCTTGATGGTTTCCGGCGCCGTCGGGGCACCGAGGATGCGCGGGTCAGCCATCTCCTGCTTGGTGAAGATCGGGTTCTTGCGCAGATAGTCCGAGACCTTGGCGTCGAACTCATGATCGAGCACCGGGACATCGCCGCGCCGTTCCTTTTCCGACATGTACTGGCGCGCCATGTCGGTGACCTTGGTCGAGAGGTCGCCGACGCGGTCGGCGACGTTGACCAGGAAGCGGTTGCCGTAGACCGTGGTGAGGAGCTGCGGCGCGGCCTTCTCGACGAGGCTGACCTGCTCCTTGAAGATGCGCGCCGAGGCGCCGCCGGCTTCCATCAGCTGATCGCGCTGCTGGTTGATCTGACCGAGCACCGAGACCGCCGTGACCTTCTGCAGCGCCTCCTGCAGGACGGCCGCCTGCTGGTCACCGAACACGGTCTTGATGCGGTTGAAGTCGAGCACGCGATTGCCGAGCGGGCCGGTGTAAATCTCGGGCCGGTTCAGGATCGACTTCGAGAGCGTCAACATCGGCTTCATGTCGCGCTCGTACTGGGTCGAGGCGGCCTGCATGCCGTTGTAGGTCTTCTGGCTCTGCGCGATCAGGTTCTTGTTGTACTCCTTCTTGGCCTCGAACTGCGCCACCGCCGGATCACGCGATTCCTTCTGCGGCCCGGTCAGCTCGGCGTTCTTGCCGATCAGCGCGTCGATCGCCTTCATGCGCTCAAGGGCGGCGGCCTGCGCCGATTTCGAGATCAGCGGCCGCGCGGCCAGCTGCGCAAGCGAGTCACGATAGCTCTGCGCAGTGCCGCCGTTATCGATCCACTTCTGCGGCACGAGACCGCCGAGCGTTGGATCGGTACGCACCGCCGGCACCGGAGGCTGCGCCTGCGCCTGCTGCACGGGGCGCTCGCCCAGGCGCTGGCCCTCGGTAGTCGCGAATGGCGGTGCCCCGGAGCCGCCCGCGCGCGGCGCAACGCCGGTTGCCGGCAGGGCGGTCTCCGGACCCTGCCCGGTCGGCGCCGGCGCGCCAGAGGCGGCATTGCTCGCCGGCTGCGGCGCACCGTTCTGTCCGTCAGCCGACATAACCTGCGGCCGTTGACCACCGCCTGTCGGCTGCACCGCGAGCGAGCGATTGAGCAGCGAACGCACTTGCGAGACCTGCTCTGGCGCAAGCGGGGCGTCCGGGTTGATCCGCAACGTGCGCGCCGCATCAGAGATGAGCGGGCTGACGTCGCGGCCGCCGCCCAGCTCTGTGGCGAGGCTCCTGATCGAGGTCTCACCCTCCTGCGCCATGCGCGGGCCGACCGTGACGCGCGTCGGCTGCTGTTGGGGTTGCTGCTGCGGCTGTCCTTGGCCGATGCCAGGCACTGCAGGGCGCGTCGTGCCAGGCTGATTGCCGCCGAGTACGTCCGCCACCAGCGCATCGGCCTGCGCCTGCAGCATGTAGGGCAGCATGATCTTGACGTAGTCTTGCGCGTATTCGGCCCCGCCCCGCTTCATCAGCTCCGGGACCATGACGCTCGGATCGGTCGTGACTTGGCCGGTGGCCGGATCGAGGATCGGCTTCTGCAGTTCAAGCTTGCGCTTGATCTGCTTACCGGCGAAATAGCTGTCGGGAATGTCGGCGAGCCCCTCGCCGATCTGGAAGCCGACGAGGGGCGCCGCATACGACAGCCCCTTCGGCGGACTGACGACGTTATAATCGGCCATCAGTAAATCCCCGTAGTCGGCAGCGTCTGCACACCGATCGGATTGCCGTTCACATCAACGCGGAATGGCTGACCTGCCGCCGGCGAACCGATGTCCATGGGCTGGCCGGGCGCCTGCTGCCCCCCACCCTGCAGGAATAGCCTGAGACGGTCGGCAAGCGACATCTGCCGCTGTTGCGGCTGGCCTTGCTGCTGTTGCTGCGGCTGGGGCTGCTGCTGCTTCTTGTCGTCGTTCGTGACGTCGAAGTTGACCATCGGGATCGCATAGTTGGGCGATCCGACCGAAGTGTAGTCGGGCATGGCAAGCCTCAATTTTGAGAGATCGGCGCGTCAGTCGGATCACTCGTCAGGAAGTCACCGTCTCGCCGGACTTCTGCGGCTTCATCGCGAGTGATCGATCGATCATGTCTCGCAGCTGGATCGCCGCGCCGGGGCTGCAGCGCAAATGCGCTACCATCACGGGCTTGGTCTTGAGCGAGCCATCCGAGAGCGGGATGAGATCGCTCCGCGCCAGTTCAAACTGCAGCACGTTGTGAACGGTCCCGCATGCAACGGCGCCATCGAAGTAGATGACGGGAGCCATATCGGAACCGGCAACGACCGGCGCAGCTTTAGCGGCCGGTTGAGTTTGAGGCGGGACCGATGGAACAGGCTTCGAGCGCGGCATTCTCGTAGGCGGCATAGTCTACCTCTCAGGTTTCAGCGAAATCCCAATGACCTCGCTGTCGAACTGTCGATGTCGTTGTATCCAGCCGCGCGCGCCATGGGATCGCTGGTGCGCGCCGGCATCGTGTCAATGAAGGCCTCGTATATGCGATTGGCGATCGGATAGTTGCGGCTGCGCTCGGACGGGCCCATCCACTCCTGCATGGCGGAGCGCGACGGCGTCGACGGACCAGCCCATTCGAGCATCGCTCGATCCATCGCGCGCCGATCTTTATCGTGCGAACCAGACCACTCGTCCATTGCGCGCCGGCGATCATCGACGTTGTCCGAGGCCTCGGACATGTATCGATTAGAAAAGCCGACCGCATGATTGGGCACCACGGTGCCTGGGCGATCGAGTATGATCACCTCTGGTCCGCGCTCGCCGACCAGGATCGGCTTGCCGACCGGGGGGCGCCCGCCATCGGCAAACATGCCGAACAGTTTACCGGCAAGTTTGCCGCCGCCGATGAGCGCACCCCACATGTTGGCGGAGGCGTTGTAATCGGCGAGATCGGCGTTCGCCTGCGCATTTCCAGCCGAGGTCGCAGCACCATACGCCGCGTTGCCTTGGTTCATGAAATTGGCGTTCAGGTTGGTGCCGAGGTTGCTATAAAGATTGCCGATGCCGGTGGCGGTCCCTTGCGAGAAGTTCAGGAACGGCTGCAGCGAGCTGACATAATTGTTCCAGCCATTGCTCGCGATCTGCTGGCCGAGGTTCTGCAGGTCGACGTTGGTCTTACCGCTCGCGAGCTGCCCGGTGGCAGCCTGGTGGCGCATGACGTTCTCGGAGCCGATGTCGAGCTGCGACTGGATCGCCGGGTTGTTCCAGAATGCCTCTTTTGCCCGTGCGTTGCCTTCGGCACCGTTGAGACCGAGCGCATCGCTGAGCGCGCCGGTACCGGCGGTCGCGGTCTTCTGGTTCGCCAGGTACGGCTGCAGCCCTGCGGTGAAGTTGCTGTTGAGCGCATCGCGACCGCTGGAGAACAGGCCAGAGAGATCGCCGTAGCCCTTCTCGATGCCGGCCTTCTGCGCATCGGCGGCGTTCTGCGCCGGCTGCGTGGAGAAAATATCGAAAAGACTGCCCATCACGCCACCCGTGCGAAATTACCATGAAGACGCCGTCGGGCGGCATTGATGGCCGCCGCAGCAGACGCAACCGTTGCGTAGCGCCCGAGCCGATGCGATTGGCCATCGGCGCTGATAACCGCCCGCCACTTTTTGTGACCAGCATCCCAATGAATGCCCTTCACTCCGCTGCGATTGTCGGAGCGCAGCTTTGCATTCTGGAGGTTCTTTGCGTTGTCAGCCGCCCGCAGATTGCGCCAGCGATTGTTGAAGTTGTCGCCATCCTTGTGGTCGATGAACTCGGGCGGCTCTTGCCCAGTCATCAATTTCCAGATGATGCGATGTGCCTTGTAATATGAACGGCGGATGCCGATCACCAGATAGCGGTTCCCGTCCCGACCAGCGCGCCGTGTTCCCGCTGGCTTGCGCGTGCGCCGCCATAGGATCACGCCGGAAGACGGATCGTATTGAAACAGCGCCATCAACTCGCATTGAGCCGGCAGCTTTTTGGGCGACCATCGCGACATGGCTAACTCTGCACTCAGTAGGTCGTAAACGTCGCGGGGCCACCCGTGTTGGGGCCGCCGTTCGCATTGGTGAACCTGGTCGCCGTCGAGTATTTGACCGTCGACGTCGAGGTCGGCGCGCCGGTCGACTGCATCGCGGCCTTGCCACCGGCGCCGATGTTCCAGTTGTCGAACCAGCAGTTGTTGCCGAAGATGACGTCACACGTCCCACCGGCCATATCCATGATGCTGTTTAGGTAGTTGGTCGCGTAGAAGTCGGAGATGTCGGCGATCGCGCCGTTGTAGCCAAAGTTGATCGCCGATGCGGCCGCGCCCTGGCCATTGAAGTTCAACCCAGCCGCCCGCAGGATGACGTTGGTGGCGCCGACCCAAATCCCCTCAACGCAGCCATCGAAGTCTGACTCGGTAATCCGCACGCTGCCGTTCGACGAATTGATCACCACGCCGTTGCAGACGTTCTTGGCGAACAGTTTCGAGATCAGGCACTTCGCGACATTGCTCGTCAGCGTGATGGCCGCCGATGCGTTGCCGGACGACGCGATGGAACTGCGGGACGAACCTCAGATTGTCGATCGCCAGATGATCGGTGACGTTGGTGGCCGTGACGCCACTCGTGAAGGTCGCGAGCGCAATGTCACGCAGCGTGATACCGGCCGCCGCGCCGAGGCTGCCGATCTGGATGCCGTTCTTGATCCCCCAGAACAGCAGGTTGGACAACCGCGCAGGACCGGAGCCGGCGCCGCCGTTGATGTTGATCGCGGCCGGGAATGTCGTCGGCGACCAACCACCGCCGTCCGGCGGCTGCGGCTGGATGAAGGCCATGTCCTCGATGCCGGATGAGCCGGCCGCCGCCGTGATGCTGAAGGCGCTCTTGGTCGTGTCATCCGTCAGGATGTAGGTGCCGCGCTTGCCGCGCTTGCCGGTGCCGCTACCGTCGTTCTGCTCCCAGCCGCAGCCTCGGATGACCACGCCGCCACCCGAGATCGTCGCGCCGTTGATCCGATAGAGACCAGGCGGGAGACCGATGATGCCGCCAACGCCGGCCGCCTGGATCAGGTTGATCGTCGCCTGGACCTGGGCGGTGACGTCTGGCACGCCCGAGAGGTCGGTCGTGTTGTCGACGTCGAGCTGATCCCAACTATTCGGCGGCAACAGGCCATCGACAGCGTAGTTGCCGTTGAAGCTGCCCATCAGACGAGCCTGATCTGCACGACGTTGCCGTTGCGGTAGAAGCCGTTGATCGCAACGCCGGCCGTCGCTGCAGCGGTGTCGTTTGCCGCGCTGATCAGTGGCGTGCCGCCGGCGCCCGCGAGAGCCGCGATGAAGCCGTCGACGAACGCCATGTAGAGCAGAAAATCCATCGTCGGCGTGCCATTCGGATCGATCCACTTGATCGGCGGCCGAGGAAACGGGATGCGCTTGTTGGCCATCAGACACCAACGTCTCGAGGATCGCTGGACTGGGTCGAGCCCAGGAAGCCGACATAGACCGGATCGGTGACATCGACGCGCCAGCGGTTGCCCATCGGGCCGGACTGCCCGAGGCTCTTGACCGAGGCGCGCTGGCGCTTTGCCTTCGCGAGCGGCCCGATCTGACGCACCAGCGGATTACCCCAGGTGAAGCCACCGTCCTTGGAGCACCAGATCGCGCAGACCGGCAGCTGGGCATTCGACGGCGCCGTAATGTCGAGCGCGGTGCCGCCACTCGTGTAGGCATGCACGAACGGCACGCCGAGGAGTTCGATGTGGGTAGCGTCCACCACCCGGATCGGGAACGTCCCGTTCGCCTCGGTCGTGCCGACAACGCCGGTGATCACGCAGATGTCGTTGGTCTTCGCCTGGGCGGTATTATCGACTGTCAAACGGACCACGCCGCCGGTGCCTGCCGCAGCTCCCGAGACCTTCATGCTGAAGGTACCGACGTTGATGCCGACGCCCATGTCGAAGTTGAAGTCGGCGCGCGCGATCCTGATCTGGCCGGGGAAGTTCGAGGCCGGGCCGCTTTCCATGCGGAACAGCAGCGGCGATCCGTTCTCGGTGTAATTGTTGACGTCGACCCAGAGAATGTTGCCGCTCTGCTGGTCACCGACCAGCCATTTGCCGAAGGCCGGATGACCGCAGGTTCCGCGCCAGCGACCGTAGACGCCCGCGTTGAAGCTCCATTTCTCGTTCCACTTCTTGGTCGAGAGATTGAACTCCCAGGTCCAGGATGGGCTTGACAGCACCCAGAATTTTTTCCCACCGATGACGTAGACGCCAGCCTCCAGCGTGTTGCCGGCGCGGACCTGCGCCTCGATCAGACGATCGAGATCGGGCGGCGAGACCTTCGTGGGTTGCGCAGTCACGCCAGGCGAGGCCCAATAGACACCGTAGTCCTGGGCCACCCAGAGCAGTTCATTGAAACCAACTTCCCAGCCAGCAATCGCGTTGGCTTGCACCAGGCCATACTCGCTGACCACCAGGCGGGTATACGGGAACGCCGGGAAGGACTGCGCGGTATCCTGCATGATCTCGCAATGGCCGGTCGAGAACAGCCATAGCAGGCCGCCGAAGGCGATGCCGCGCAGCAGCGTGACGTCGGCCTTGGCGTTGGCGGTCGTGAAGGTCTGCGAGTTCTGCGTCAGCGCATTGATGCCGGACGCGAAGCAGCGGCCGTCCGCGATCGTAAAGAAGAAATACCCGTCCTGAAAGCAAACGCTGTTCGGCTGCGGGAGATTGCCGCCGCCGTTGTAGGAGGTCGGAGCGCCGCCGCCGTTGAGACTGTAGGCTCCGTTGTCGATGTCGACTGCGACCACATCCGGCGAGTTCGATCCGGTGCGGAGGTTGCGTGCAATCGAGATCTTTTTGGTGCCAGGCATGCTGCCGAGGCTAACGACCGTGCCATTGACGTCGACGGTCGAGCAGTTGTTCGTGAATATCTCGAACGCCAGGTTGTTGACGATCAGGCCGCCGCGATAGTTGGTCTGCGCGGTCGCCGCATGCTGGGATAGTCCCGGCGTGCGCCGCCAGACCATGCCAGATGGCCCCGTAGGCAGCTGCGGGTCACCGAGCGGCTCGGCATAGCAGTTGATCAGTCGACCTGCGCTCTCCTGCGGATTGCCGCCCGGGAAAGTCGACAGCGGCCAAGGCACAGAGACCGATTTACCACCGGACATCAGAAGAACTCGTTGCTCATGACCTCATAAGTCGGGCGACCACGGGTCATGGCGCGTAGCGACTTGGCGGCGGCCCCGAAACCGACATCGACACCGGAGACGCCGCCGAGGCCCTTATTGATCAGCTTGACGTACTCTTCCTGGGAAACGCCGAATTTCGTGCAGCACTCGCCGGCCACGATGTCGGCGAGGTCCGAGAAGTAGGCCCCCGGAATGTTGTTGGCATCCGCGATCGTGACGATCTCAAGGCCCGCGAGCTTTCTAAAAATGCTGTCGAGCTTGGTCTGAACATAGGAGTAATCCTCTGGGTCCGTTGGCTGTCCGGCAGACAAAACACCAAGATTAGCAAGCGCCTCTAATACCAAGTCGCTTTGCGTTCGGTATTGCCCGGCCATGATGCTCTCTCAAGCCTCGGGATGGCGTCTCGACAGCTGCGTCGACCGCCCACCCATTGCGTATCCGCCATTTAGCCGTCGCGGGAAGCGTGACGTTACCCGCGAGGTCTATAGC